TGGTGAGCTGTACCAACTACATAACTTCTAGATGGTTCAAGTACAGAATGTATAGCTTGATCAGAAACTACTTCATCACCATCAACTGCATTCCCAGGACTAAAGTTATCAGCATCCCATCCAGATAATTCAGGAGCAGTACCACTAGTTGCCCTTACTACCTTTCCAGTTATTAAAGCTGGATATTTACTATCTATGGCTGCTCCACTGCTAGGAGAAGTATCAACTTCAGTAATACGTATTAATATATAATCAGAACCCCAATTAGCAGCTGTATATGTAGCACTATTCATAGGTACTTTTACAAGTTGACCTGGTAAGAAGAATTGAGGTGTAGTACCGCTAACACCTACATCAACTTTATTATTTGTTTGTCCATATACATTCTGTATGTTGCCCTGGCTTTTATAATCGCCAGCCATATAGAGCTTTACTGTATCATCAGCTACTACAGGTGTCCCTCCATCATTAGATGCAGTTAATGTAGCATCTCCAAATGAATCTGCTCCTGCACTAGTAACGAATCCCATACAATATGCATATCTCTTGTGAAACGAAGGGCGTTTCTCAGTAAATTTAAACTGAGGATCGTCCGTTGGTTTCTTTGCCACCTTACTTACGAATCTAAAGAACGGATCTTGAGGGATGGCCAGCTCAGATACTCTACTACCAAAGTTATACCTTCTACGTATATCTCCAGTAGCTAAACTATTACTAGCACCTGGGCCAATTCCAGCATCATAATCCGCTACAGTTAGATTGGTGTTCGGTGTTATGACCGATAAAAAATCAGACATATCGAACTCCTTTTAATTAAGTTCAGGTAGCACTTATAATTTTAACTACCCGAACAGGTTATCTAAATCACCGTCAGTGCCCATTATAGTATCGAAAACAGCATTGTTTGGATCTATATCTTGAGCACGACTGTTTGCTCCGCTAGCGGTTGCAGGTATGTTCCTTACGTTCTTCATCTGGTTTAACATGTCAGTTTTAGTATGTTGTACTACATTAGCATTAGCTTGGTCTCTATTCAATAGATAATCCACATCATCAAGAGTAAGGATATGATTTTTAGCTCTTTCTTTAAATTCATTAAATTGCTCATCATTCATTCCTTTTTTCTCTTGAAAGTCGCTTTCTATCTGTTGACGACCTTTCTCAGCATTGATCTTCTGTGCATTCTGTTTCTCAGCCTGCAGTATCTGACCTACTCTTGCCTGTACAACTTTATCCACCTGAGCATTCATTAACTTTGCTGAATCAGAATTTGGATCTGTCATTGCTTCTTGTTGATCGAAGATGAAATCCTCATCTAATCCTATCTGTTCCTGCATGGTCTTTGATGGAGTACCTCCATTAACCAGATAATCACGAACATGTTCTACAAGTCCGCTATCTTTTTTCATAGTTTCGAGAATAGGTACGAAAGCTTCAACTTTCTTGTACTCATCTCTCCACTTGACAGCCTCTCTGCTACTATCTTTGTAGCGTTTTTCCCAGTTTCCGCTGCCTTCCTGGGCTGTCACATTATTGGAGCCAACATCTTGTGATTGGGTTACCTGTGCGGGACCAATACTTTGTTGGGTTGCCTCAGTGTCATCGGCTATTACGCCATTTACATCTTTCTCTAGGGCTTCAAAGAAACCTTCAGAGGAGCCAGTATCTGGTTGATCCATTACTTGGTCAACAGTATCTACTGGGTTACCTTCTAGTTCGGACATATTTTACTCTCCTTCATTAGTTTAATTTTATTGATTTGTTTTACTTCTTTGCAAATCTTTTCGTGCAGACTGTACTTCTAGTCCTAATTCTTTCTTTCTAGTCTCTACTTCATTAGCCATTACATTCTGTAGGAGCTTTTGTTTCCCTTCTGTACCTCTATAACTTTCTTTAAGATCACCCTTAACTTCTTCCTTCTTTTTCGTAATCTCCATCTCTGCCTGCATGACCTTACCTTTGATACCAGCTTGGACAAGTTGTCTTTCAAGAGTTTCAATTGTTCCCTCCTTATCCTTAACAGCTTCTTGTAATTGAGATAGTTGACCTTGAAGTTGTGCATACATGCTCTTCCTCTTGGCTATTTGTTCCTTATTCCTCACATCAGTTTCAGCAAGAACTGCTATATCATCTATAACCCCAAATTGCAATAGTTCCTTTAATTCTGCTAAGTATGCCCATCTATTTACAGGAAGCGTAGAACCTGATACTACCTTTACATCAAACTTAGCTGATGAATAGTCCATTGACTTACCTATAGCTTGTCCCATATCATTATAAATAGGAATATTAATCTCTTGTTCTTTTTGTTCTTGTAAGGCAGATGGCTGAACTATCCTAAATCTTTTGTTAGCACTGTATACAGACTGGGATATCTGCATCACTACTTTACCAAGTTGTCTTAATGCAGGTTCAATAGCTTGTCCCATCCATTGTTTAATTCTTCTAGTTCCATATTCATCTAAAGCTAACATACCTCTAAATGTTTCATGTTGTTGCTGAGTATCCCCTTGCATAGAAGAATAAATACCTGCTAAGTATTCCATATCAGCTTTACCTTGTTGTACTATAGAGAAGAAAGCATTAGATAAAGGTGCAGGCATAATAGGAGTAGGTTTCTCTGAACCAGGTCTTACTGCTAGTAATGCACCTGGAGATGAAGAGTATTTCTCCCATAGATCAGGATCTATACTTCCTTCTTCATATAACCATCTTAATGATGAACCTAATGATGCATTATGTACCATTATCTGGTGTGATTTGTTTATCTCTTTCTGCTTACCAACTAATGGTGATACTGCTGACACTGGATATGGAGTTCCAGTCCATTTATAATGAAATGGTATAATTGGGTATTCAGTTATATTCTCTGGATATACTTGTTCATATAGTTGAGTATCTCCTGCTACACATGTTTGTTTTATCCTAGTACCATAAAATTGAATAGCATCCACTACAGATTCTTGAAACTTTTTATCTTTCATTAATATCTTAAATTCTTTTTCAGAGATAACCTTATTCTCTATCTTAGAAGCTTCTGCTTGTAACTGGCTCATATACTCTTGTTCTGCAGCTTGTAATTGTTGCTGCATCATTTGTTGAGCTTTCTGTATTTCTAGTTGATATCTCTCAGGTATCATCTTCCCAGCTTGGACTGCTTCTTGCATTTGCTTGTCTTGTTCCATAAGACCTACTTCCATCTCAGCAGCCATTTCTTTCATCTTTACCTGAACCTGTTGTTGTATAGCTTTTAATTGCTCAGGGTCAGGAGGTATCCTATAAAATAGATTTACATATGAAATCTTTATCTTTTCATATAACTCAAATAATTCCAATACATCTTCATGCTCACCTTCAATAGTTATACCATAGTCCTCTGCATTTGGATCATCTTTGAGAAATAACTTATGCTCACCATCTGACATTGACCTTTCAGTTAAACTATTATCCCTATCTGAAGAGGTAGCCTTGCTTATCTTTCTTTTATATTGAGGGAATAACTTTGATATATGACTCTTAGGTAATACTTTTCTTATTAAAACAAAAGAAGCATCTCTAAACATAATATCTCTTGACTTAGGATCTACATATACATCAAATGGCTCTGGCTGCTGGAGAACAACTTCTCCCATTCCATTATCCATATCTGTATCTACATTTACAAGAAGATATCCTAACCCTTTACATATAGAATCATTAATAGCATTTGCATATAAAGTAGACCCATCTGACAAGGACCATATATAATCTGCAAGATCTGAGAATACTGCTGCTACGTCAGCATCACTTCCCTCCACACCAATAGCCTGCCATCGTGGGTTATTAGCTGTAGCATAGAAATTAAGCATCTCTACAACAGGAAGTATCCTATTAATAGTGAATGTAGGCATCCCTTGGTCTTCAAGAGACTTTTTCTCTCCACTTGACAACTGCTCATCATGTGCAAACTCATATCCTTTTTGATTTACAAACTGCCATTGCTGTCTAGTCCAGTTATTAGAAAGATTATATAACTCTCTAATCTGGTCAGCTTTCTTTTTTCTAGCCACTATTTACCTTCTTTATATTTATCCTTTGGATAATTGTAATAGAAATTAGGCGTTTCACTTCCATGAACTTTATCTCCATTCTTTTTAGTATGTTTCTCCCTAACTGGGTGAGGTTTTTTATTATAGGGTCATGTATGTAAGGCATCTTTAGCCATATTAACTCCTTAAGCTACTACCCAATCCCTAGGCTTGGGTTTCTTTTTATACCAATTACCTTCCTTATCCTGACCTGCTGCCATTGGAGGGCTGGCAAACTTACAGGCATACGCTAATGCATCTATAGTATCATCATGTGCCATACGAGGACCAAAGGTTGTTATCTCTCTATGTAAATCATAATGAGTTTTCTTTATGTGGATCTGTCCTACAGCAAATCTTTGTGCTAATATCTCTTGTATCCTATCTCTCTTACTCATTCTTGTACCTGGAAGTTCTGCCTTATATCCTATAGAGAAATCATTTCTCCTTCTCATCTCTGAGTTAATAGCTTGGAATATAGGTTTAGACATAGAAGTATCTTCAATTGTAAAAAGGCTGGGCTTGTAGCTTTTTGAGAATTG